TTCTTCGCGTTGTTGATGCTGATCGCCGCGGCGATCGACGCGGTCAACGCCGCGATCGACAGCGGGTTGATGAGCAGGGTGGGCAGCAGTCCAGGGCCAGTCTTGCCGCCCGGTGTTCCGCCAGGTCCGGACACCTTGCCGTTGACGTTGACCACGCCGGCGTTGACGTTCATGCCCTTGACGGCGGAGAAGATCGTGCCCAGACCCTGCCCGAACGCCGAGCCTTTGATCTTTCCGACCGCCCAGGTGCCACCGGCCAGCGCCAGCAGCAGGTTGCGCACATCCGGCGGGATCGCTGCGAACCCGGACCACACGTTCTTGACGACCCGGCCCACATCCCCGGCCACGTCGAACAGGCCCTGGAACGCCTGCTCGATCTGCGGCATGTTTCGGTCGACAACGGCGCCCAGTTTGGCGATCTGCGGCCCGGCGACCTCCACCAGTTTGGAGAACGCGGGCAGCAAAGCCTGGCCGACGGACTCTTTGAGTTCGCCGTACTGGTTCTTCAGGATTTCCAGTTTGACCGCGGCCGTCTTCGCCGCGCGGGTCGACTCCCCACCCACCTTGTCATTGAGGGCGGTGATGATCGCCCGCATGTCCTTGGCGCGGTCGCCAGTGGCCGTATACGAGATGCCCAGCGCTTTCAGCGCCCGGGTGTTGCCCAGGAACGACTTGCCCAACTGCCCGCCGGCGGTGACCAGATCGGTGCCGGTGGCCTCGGCCAGGTCCATGACCAGCGGCGTGAGTTTGGCGACCTGCTTGCCGGTCAGGTCGTAGCGGGCCAGGTTGGCCTGCATCGCCGCGGCCGCGTCGTCGTCGAAGCGGGTCTTCTGCATCAGCGCGGTGTTCAGATCCCGCAGTTTGCCGATGTTGTAGTCGGCGAGCTTCGGGAAGCGCTGGTAGGCCGTGGACAGTTTGTTCTGGGCGAGTTCGGCCGCGGCATACTCTTTGACGCTGGAGTTGAGGAACCGGCCGATGCTGTACGCCGACACCATCCCGAAGGCGTACTTCGCGGCCCGGGCGAACGTCGAATGGGCTTTCCCGGCCTTCTCGGTGGACTTGCCGAGTTTGTCCGCCGACGCGGCGACCTTGTTGAAAACCGGGGACGCCTTGTCGTGGGCGGTGATGAACATCGACAGGTCGGCGGATGCCATCTACAACCCTCCCTGCCGGTGTTTGAGAAGTTCCAGGGCGAAGTCGCGGTAGGCGCGGAACTTCCCCAACGTCCATTCGGTGCGCACGGTGTCCTCGTCGACGCCGTACATGTGCAGCATCAGTGGCCCGTAGGAACGGACCTCGTCGGTTATGCCGCGTCGAGGGGCTGCTGCTCCTCCTGCGGCCCAGTAGGGACCGACTCGGCGTCGTCCTCGGTCACCCCGAGGTCGGCCGGCGGGATGACGTTGCCGTCGTCGTCCAGCGGCGCCCAGTCGAGTGCAGCCATGTCGAAGTCCAGGTCTTTCCACGCCGGGGAGTCCCCGCCGCGGGTCTGCGCCAGCCACACCGCGAACTTCACGGCGCGTGCCCGGTTGTCGATCAGCGCGTCACGCCACTTCTCCACATCCCAGCCGGTCAGCGCCTCGCACTGCTCGGCCTCGGAGATTTTCATGGTGCCCAGGTCGAGCACCCACTTGTCCTCGCCGATGGACAGTTGGAACTTCGCCATGCGTGTTTCCTCTCGGTGGTGGTGCGTTTACAGCCGTGCCGCCAGTTGCGTGGCGAACCGGATGATGATCTTGTTAACGTCGGCTTTGATCCGCGGGTGTTCGCGCAGGCCGGTCTTGGTGAACCAGCCGTCGCCGGTGGCCTGCTGCTGCACCCACAGCCGCCGGTTGCCGAAGATCGGATGCCGCCACGGCTGCCCGGCGTCCACGTAGGCGGGGATCTTCGCCCGGTTGCCCAGCGCGCCGGGCGACACCTGGATGCGCACCCCGGCCCGGCCCGACGTGTACAGCCGGGTGGCCCGGGCGATCGACGCCCGCAGCCCGGTGCCACCGCCGACACCGGACAGCGAGCCGTCATAACCCGATGCGGTCATGCCCACCGCGTTGATCTGCTGGCGCTGCTTGTCCAGCACCGGCTTGGCGACGGTGCGGATTTCGCGGCGCATCAGTTTCGCCAACTCGGGGGCCGATGAGCGCATGACCTTGGCCACGTTGGCGAAGTCCTGCCCGGTGACCTCGTAAACGACGGTGCCGGACATGACTCAGATAGTGGTGTCGGTGGTCATGTATTCGATCTTCGGCAGGTTCGTGCCGTCGTACTTCCACTCGAACCCGTAGTCGGGGGTGAGCACGTCCTTGCCGTCCACGCCCGGCCCGGCATCCCCGGTGAAGAACACGCCGGGCAGCACGATGCGGAACGTCTCGTAGTGGGTGGCGGCGATCAGCGGCCCGACCCACTCCAACACCAGCGACGTGGACGTGTTGGCCACCAGCAGGTCTTCCACCGCGCTCTTGGTGGTGGTCAGCCAGTCCATGTTCAGGCTGCCGGTGATCTCCACCGTGCCGTTGCGGATCTGCTCGGCCTTCAAACCGGCCGACCCCGCGGTGTAGTCCTCGGCGTCCATCGCGTTGTTCCACGACACTGACACCCCGCGCACCCCGGCCAGCGCCGACTCAGCACCATACGTGCCGGTCTTCACCGCGAGCTGCTTGAAGTGGAACGGCTTGGACGCGGTGTAGGACGCGGTCACCAGAGACTGGGAGTTGTCCCACTTCTTGGCGTCCAGGTTGACCGTGGCGCTCAGCAGTTCACCGGCCGCGCACGAGAACTCCGCGCTGGTCACCTTCGCGCCGGTCAACTCCTCGACGTAGACGGTGCCGGTGCGGTACGGCGCGCCCAACTGCATCGTCAGGGACTTCACCGGGTCGCCCAGGGTGTGGGTTTGCAGCCACGCGGCGGTGGCGGCCTGCTGCGCGATGGTGGACGTGCCGCCGGTGAGCGCCTGCAACAGTTGCCCCAGCCCGCCGTTGACCACGTCGAAGGCCACCGAACCCGTCCCGGCCTCGGTGGTTTCCACGTAGTGCGCGCCGATGTTGCCCAGCACCCCGGCCTGGATGCCTTCGCCCTGCACCCGGTTGGCGGTGCGATTCAGTTGGTAGGACCGGGCGCGCAGGAACGTCGCGGGCGCCACACGGGTGCCCCAGGTGGTTTCGGTGGAGAAGCCGCACTGGCTTCCCAGACCTGATCCGATGGCCATTGGCTACTTCTCCTCTTTCGCGGGGGTGGTCTTCTTGGTTTTCGATCCGGCGTCGGCCCACACGGCCTGCTCGCCGGTGCTGCCGTCGGGCCAGTAGCGGTCGTCGTCGTCGGACACGGCGATGATGCCGTCGGCGGCGACCTTGGTCAGGGCGCCGGTGCCGTCGTCGACCCACAGGTCAACGCCGCTGATGTTGCGTAGTTCGCGGGACATCCGCGACTCCTTCCGGTTGTGGTGGTTCAGGTGAAGATGGCGCGGTAGGCGACGCGGAACGCCACCTCGCACACCACCCCGCCGCTGGTGCGCCGCTGGATCGGGTCGCCGCGCAGGATGTGGGCGTCGACCAGCCGCGGGTCGAGGGTGTTGACGGTGTGGATCACGGCGGACAGGGCTGTGAGCAGCCCGAACACCTGCGTGCGCAGCGCCGCCAGGTCGTCCCCGCCGTTCTGCGCCCAGATGGTGCAGGCGATCTCCCCGGTTTCGTCGCGGTGCGCCCACGGCGCGGGGCCGGCGTCACGCCAGTCCTGCCGGAACTCACCGCTGGTGCCGTTGTCGTAGGCGCCGTCCACACCGACGGCGACCCCGAGCGGCAGTTCGGCGTAGGTGACGGGGATGCCGTCGAACACCGGCACGGTGGTGGCACCGGCGAACGCGACCAGCAGCGCGTCGACGGTGGCGGCCCACATCGACGCGGTGGTCATCCGAACCCGCCCGGCAGGGTGATCAGGTTCAGTTTCTCGGTGACCACATAGGGGAAGGCGTAGGCCGCGCCTGGTGTCGGATTGCCGGACATCATGGCGCCTTGCAGCGGGATCGGGGCGGCGCCGCGCTGTGGAAGCCAGGCGTGCCGGATCAGTTCGCGCACACCCTGCTGGGCGGCGTCCAGATCTGCGCCGGACACCCCGAGCATCGCGGTGACCGTGTGGTCGCCGGTCCACGTCTGACCGTTCAGCGCGTGGATGTTCTGCCCGGTGGGGTCCAGCCGGTAGTCCGCCGGGTCCACGGTGCCGGAGTCGGCGACAATCGACACGATCGAGGTGGCGGACGGTTCGGGCAGCACCAGCACCGCCGCGCCCGGCTTCGCGGTGATGATCCCGGTCCACAGCCGCGGCGACAACGCCCTGGCGCAGTACTTCTCGGCCAGCGCGGTGGATGCGGCGATGGTCTGCCGCAGCTCCTCGTCGCTGGTGGTGTCGGTGATGTTGAGGAACGTTTTGACGTCGGCCAGCCCGAGCAGCGGCACCCCGGCCGCAGCGACGGTGAACCCGTCGGCGAACGCGCAGGCGTTGGCGCCGGTGGCCACGAAACGGTAGCCGTGCGGGCCGGCTGTCGCGGCCACATGGGAGGCGATGTAGTGCCCGGTCCCGGCGTGGGTGACCGCCGGTGTGCTGGTGGTG